AAAACAATTAAATATGAAATTTGATATGTTGAATGAGTCATATGGTATTGAAGTGGGATCAAATCTTTTTGAATCCGATGGTCATGAGATTCAGGTATCCAACGCTAGTGGGGTAGTGGTTAAAGAGACCAAAATAGACGGACCGATAGAAGATGATGCTGACGGAGAAAATCCAGACAATGAAAAAATAGTTTTAGATGAAGAACCTGAAGATGTTGAAGAACAAAAGCAAGTAATTAGGGTAAAAACACCAAAAGCGCCAGTAGAAGATACAGTAGAGGTAGATGAATTTGCGATGGATGATATGGAAACTGCTGAAGGTGGTGGAGAAGACCCATTCGCTGCTGAAGATGGTGGAGAAGGAATAGATGATGAAGGAATAGATGATGAAGGAATGGATGATGAAGATGGAGACGAAACAACCAAAAAGATACAAAAACTTACTGGAAAAGTTACACAACTAATGAGAGATATGGATGACCCTGATTCGGAGTTAGATAAATACGTCATTAACTCAGTTATTTCAGCAATTGATTTTGAAGAAATGGATGAGGAAGACGTTGAGGACATTATTGCTAAGATTGAGGGTGAAGATGAAGAAGCTGGAGAGGGTGATGAGTTTGATACGGAAGAAGTTGATGTTGATTTAGATGTAGAAGAATTTCCTGAAGGTGAACCGTCAGAAGATCAAATTACTGAAGATTCTGAAGGTGAAGAAACCTATAATTATGGTGAGGATGAAGGTGCTGACGAAAAAAAACTTAAAAAGTTAAAAAAGAAAAAACAAACCAAAGATACAAAAAGTCATGAAACGGCATTATCTAAAGATGAAGATTATGATGAAGACCATGAAGATAGAGAAGAAGAAGGTACCGAATTTAACGAATCAAGGTCATTTTCCAAAAAACAATTAATGGAAACATTTTTAAGAAAAAATGTTAAAAATTCACTAAAAAAAGTTTTAAAAGAAAACCACTCAATGTGTGAAGAATGTTTGGGGGAAGGTTGTGAGTCTTGTATGGGAGAACATCATAATTTGTCAGATACTAATTATGGTAAATATAATAGAAATGAATATATGTTAGAAGATGACGATATGGATATGTTGGCTGGGGATGATGTACATGAAGATATAGATTATATGGATACTGAAATGTTAGGACAAGATGTTTTATACCGAACCGGAGAAGAACCTAAATTTGATAGGGATGGTGATGGTATATCTAATGAGTATGATGTAGATAGTAACGATGATGGTAGTATAGATTACGGAATGGGTAATAAAATGTATGATTGGCCAGAACGCACTTTTGGTAGAAAGGGTGATAGGGATTCTGACGGTATCCCAAATACAAACGATGACAATCCTGGAACACCTAGTTGGGAAGATGACGGAGATGATTTTATAGAAATAGATTTTGAATCGTTGATGGGGAATGCTCCGGTTAAAAAACCGGGTGTCGCACCACCAACAACTACACCAAGTACCAAACCAGGTAAACCAAGATGGAAAAAAATTAGGAAACCTGAACCAGGTACACAGGGATTACCTAAAGCAGAAGTAGAAAGAAAAAAAGCTACTATACGAAAAGGAAGAATGTATTAAAAATGAAATTAGTATATATAAATAAAATAGGTCAAAACTGGAAAGGAAACTACATTTATGAGTTTCTTTTTTCAGATATAATAAAAGATATTGACGGAGAGGGATGGGATTCGTACCCATCTTCAGGTAACCCTGAACCACCAGAAGTAAAATTTATTAAAGAGACTGGGGTGTTAAATACTACATTAAAACTGGATTTGGTTCAAGAATCCGATTCATTTGCAATGTGGGACGCAGTTGATGGTGTTGTTTCTATGGCTTGGGAAAATATGGAAGGATATGATGAATATCCAGAAAAAAGATTATTCTTTTCTTTCGGGGAGAATATTAAATCAGTAAACGATAAACTATATGAAAAAGATATAGTATTAAACTATAATAAAGAATTAATAAACACATAAAATGAAAAAGAAAGTTAAGATATTTGGTAAGGAAATTAAGCGGGCAACCAGACGTAAATTAATGGAGAATGTTATGGAAAACTGGGAAATGAAGGACACTTACAGTAAAAAGAAATATAAACAAACCCCTAGAGAAGGTGGTATTGAGAATGTATTTGGTCAATATGCTGAAGATATGGATCCTGCGGTAATTAGATACATGAGAAAAAATCCCGATGCGATTCTAAGAAGAATGGCTAAGTTGTATCCAGAAATTTATATGAGACACCTACCAGAACAATCACCAGTTATGGATGATTGGGAATTTGAAGAAGAAGGGGTAGACATAGTAGATGAAACATACTATGGTTTTGAAAACTCTGGAGATATACCTAGTAATTTCAAACCAGAACAAGATGACACAGTAAAAGTGGGTCCAAATGCAGTTAAAACAGAAAGTAAGATTAAAACTGTAACAGTTAATGAAATTAAAAAAATGTTAGGTAGAAAATCAAAAAAGAAGAATAAATTTAGAAGATAAAATGAAAAAAAAGGATATTATAAAAAGTTTAATATCTGAAAAGTTTGCATCCAAAGCACAACAAGCTTATCTTTATGCAAATGAGCCCGATATTGCAGATGAATTTGCTTCTACAATGACCGATGAAGATTACGATGAATTACCCCAAAAAGTTAAGAAAAAAAAGAAAGGGAGTAAAAAATCTAAAAAAGAATCCATCAATCCCAGAATGAAAAAAAATGATTTACTGGAATATATAAAAAATTCATCAGTTAAAAAAAAAAGTAAGATAGTTGAGTCTCAGTATGATTTTCCTTACCTAAGAGAGGTAGACCCACAAGAACGAAGGGATATAATGAAATACTTTGAGATGATCCGACAAAGTGGGATTGTTAATATGTTTCAATCACACTCAATACTTAATTGGGCAAAAGACGATCTACATAGATTTTTATATGGAGAAAGAAATGATCCAGAATCTATTGAGAGGCGTATTGAGGAAGAAGAATATGATAATGAAGATGGGGAAAATGATACTACTATCTCCATATTAAAGGAAAGGTTAGTAACTATAAACTATTTATTAGATAATAAACAAAAGATTAGAGATATATTAATCCGAGCTGCATTAAACAGAATAGATAATACCAATGGTAACCATGAAATGAGAAATGTACAACATATATTCGAAAAGATGGCTAAAGAATCTTGGCAGTTTTGGGTTGGTATACAAAGTATAAAATAAAACAATAACTATGAGAAAGAAAATAAATAGAATAAACGAAATTACTAAACTAATAGTAAAGAAACATTTAAGAGAAGCAATAGAATACGACCCATCTCATAGAGAAAGAATGGATCAAAGTATTGAACAAAGTTTAGGTCAAGACACTCACCCATTTGGTGGTAGTCCTTCATTACCAGGTACTGGAACATCTCAAAAATATTCAGAAAAACTTGCTAGTAAAAGATTTAAAGATATTGTTAATATGGTTAAAAGATATCATGGGGTAGAAAATATTGATATGGGGATGATGAGACAAATGATGCAAATTATGCAACAAGTTGGGGAAATTGAACAATCAAAAAAAGCACAATTAGAGCAGTTGGCAATTGATATAGTAAGTGAGGAGTTTGATATACCGGAAGATATGTTAAGACCAAATCTAGTTCCACCCGGATCAGAATTAAATTTAGATGATGATAATGAGGAAGAAGGAGAAGAGGGTGAAGAAGAAGAATTCAAACCTAAAAGTGCTGAAAGAATGAAAGAATTAGATTCTGAAGTTGCTAAAAGAAATTCACTTAATGCTATGATGCAAGGGGCAGCAAAGAAAGGTCACTATATATTCCATCAAGTTGCTGATGAATTAGATAAGATAGACCCTCGTTTAATGGGTCTTTATGGTAAATTAATGTCATTGGCAGATTACCAATATTGGTTAGTTCCAGAAAGTGCTATGGGTAGTGCTATTGGTGGAACAGAAAAAATTAAATGGGAAAAACCAAAAAAACCTGAAGATGAAGAAGAAGAAGAAACAGGTATAAAGGAAGAGGAAGAACCTATAATAGAAGCTAAAGCGTGGATATTCCCTCTTTTAGTGCATGAATTAATCAAAGGGGTTATGGAGTTAGCTGCAATGGATTGGGGGAAAAAACATATGGCTCCCGATGAACAGAAACATGTTATTAGTAGAGCTGATACTATTAGTGGTGAAATATGGGGAATGAGATTGGGTCCAGGAATGTGGGAAAAATTTCTTGAATGTATTAATGATGAGGATTATAAGATAAAACATTGGTTATTCCAACAACTATCTCAGTTACCTGCAGATAAATTTCATAGTTTTATGAAAGAAATACTATCCTCTACTCATGAATGTGAAAAAGTAATTGACCACCTAAGAGAACTACATCAAGAAGATGAAAATGATAGCTTAGAAGATATTGTAACAGGCGATGAAAATACTTTCGATGCGGGATTAGATGATTTATTAGATGATGTGGGTATTGCACCTTCACCACAAGAAGATACTCCCGAAGATACGGCAACACCAGAAGATGTCGATTATTCTGAAATGTCAAAATCTGAAATCCAGAAGTTAATAGATGATGCTTTAGATGCGGGTGATATTGATATGATGGATAAGTTATACAAGTATTTGTAAATTTTTAATATTAAAACAAAAAAACTGTAAAGATAATATTAGAATCCCATCAAGGTGGGATTTTTTTATATACATAAGATATTTATATAAAAAATAGATAGGATACCCCAAAGGTGTGAAATTAACATTTAAAAATATAATTACAGAAGATATTAGGAAATCCCCTAAACTAGAGAATGCCATTTTTAAATTTCTTAAAAGGAAGGACGTTTGGCGAGGGAGAACAGAAGACGAAGATAAAAGTAGTTTGCAAGCTTCTGATGATGTAGAAAAAACATTTGGTTTGGATGAATGGGATGCTAAGTTTTTTACATTTAAATGGTTAGTTAATAATGGTTACGACACTCTAGATAGTGATGGTGAGATTGATTATTGGGTTAAAAGTACTGATGACAAATATCAATTTTTAAAAGATACTGGATGGTGGGGTAAATTTTATAAACCATATAAATTTATAGATGTAGTAGAGAAGGGTGAAGGTAATCAAAAATTTATCCTTGTAGATTCTTATTATGAATTTAAACCATTATTTGATAATGAATGGATAAGTGATGCAATTTTTGGTGACGATTATGTTGAGATATTTGGGTGGTATAACTACCCGCTAGAAGAAATGTGGGATAGCCTTGATGATAAAGGGTTACAATCTATAATAGAAGTTCTCCCTTCATATACATCCGAAGATGATTTATTTCATAACGCCCCTGAATCGTTTTTAGATGTAGTTGACCCAGATACCGGTAGTATCCCAATGGATAGAAGAACAATAAATTTTATTAAAGATGGGGATACCTCTTCATTACTTTATGATTTGATTAATGAGTTAGATGAATTTGATGAATTAAAAAGTGATATGGTAAATCTTTATAATGGAGCATATAATGATGCTGCACATTCAGAATTATTCAAGGGTGCAATGTCAGAGTTGGAAAGTTTTTTCGGAAGCAACCCAAAATGGGTGCAGGTTCCGGGCCCAGATAAAAATAATGAGTTAAATATGTTAGAAATCCCCATCAAACAAGAAGATTATGACAATTTATATAAAGAATGGATGAACACCTTTTCTGAATTCCCAGAACATTCTTATTCAGAGTATATAGAATCGTGGGGAGAGGTATTAAGAGAAAGTGGGGATGAGCTGAGATTTCCTGACTTACAATATTTTTATCCAGACCATGATATAGTGAATGATTATTTTAATGATTCATTACGAGATAATTTATATGGTGGTAACTAATATTTATTAATATGAAGATTATAATAACAGAGTCACAACATAGGAGAATAGTAAAGGAAGAAACCAAACAGATGGAATTGGCCAATAAAGTAAAACAAGGGTTGTCAAGTGCAGACCTAAAAACAACTATGTATGAAATCACTACCTTATATTCATATAGTGAAGAAGAAATTATTAATAATTCAGTGTTAATGGAGTTAGTTAAAGAGAAAATGTTAAAAGAAATAAAGGATAATTACTATATATCTAAAGATTTAAGAGATAAGTATGGAAACTATTTTGGTTTGGTTGGGCAAAGCGCAGCTAAAGAAATCGTTCAAGGTGGGTCAAACCCTTATTCTAAGTTTTTGCAATTAGATGCGGTTTTAAAAACTATACCCCATGGTTATTCTATAACAGAATCAAGTATAGAGATAGTAAAAGAAATGAGAGATGGGTTAACTTATGATGCGATACAATATCTTTTTGATAACTTTGAAGTCGCTGGTGCAATTAAAAGGGCATCAATTATGAAAGATAGGTCGGGTAATTATGATGAAATATACCCCTACGTTAAAGAATGGGCGATTAAACATGGTATAACCTTATTTGAGAAACATAGGGGATTAACATTTATAAAGAAAGATGGTATGATGCAGTCTTTGGTTAACTACCTAAAGGATGTTAACCCCAAAACGAAGTCGGGATTTTTGGATTATATTAACTCCAGGGGGAGATCAACAGGTCAACATGCGTATTTTTGGAAAGCAGCCCAAGAATCTGGAATTATTACCCCTGTTAGAAATGGTAGACAGATTACCTATCAGTTAGGTCCCAATTATGAAGCTTGGAAAAACGATAATTTAGTTGCATTTTAATAGTTTTATTCACATTTTTATATTTATTAGTAAACTAACCTTATGGATAGAGCAGAAAAATTAAAAATATACGCACGTTGTTTAGGTGACCCTACATATGCAATTGAAACGTTTTTGAAAACATATGATTTAACACAAAAAGGATTTGTTCCCTTTAAGTTATATATTAAACAAAAAAAAATAATAGAATCATATGAAAACCACAATAGAAATATTGTTACTAAACCTCGTCAGGCAGGTGTATCTACTACTACTGCTGCATATATCGCAGTAAAAATTGCTTTCGGTGACCCTAATAACCCTTGGAAAGTATTGGTATTAGCAAATAAACAAACTTTAGCCCAAGAATTTCTTAAAAAAATAAAAGATTTTTTAGATCAAATGCCTGCATGGGTATGGGGAGTAAAAGAAGGTGACTCATATTTAGATATTGAAGCTAAGGGACATATAAAAACAAAGGGCACAAAATGTGAGGTTAAAGCTTTGGCAACATCTAAAGATGCTCTTAGGGGGTATACCCCTACATTCTTAATAATGGATGAAGCTGCGTTTATCGATAATGGTGCTGAGGTATTTGGTGCTGCATTAACCTCTTTGGGTACTGGTGGTAAGGTAACGTTAATATCAACACCTAATGGGCAAGATGCGTTATATTATAGAACGTATGACGGTGCAAAGAAAGGGGACAATAATTTTAAAATTATTGAAATGAGGTGGCATGAAGATATAAGATATAATAGAAATTTAAGGTGGTTAAGGGGTGAGGAAGAAATAATTGTTTGTGAAAGTATCGGTAGAGAAAAATTAAGATGGGAATATAGTGGTAACACATATGAAACTGATAGTATCCACATAGATGATTACACTATAATGGTTAAAGATGGATGGAAAGCATCCTCCCCATGGTATGAAGAAATGTGTAGGGATATGAATGGGGATAAAAAACAAATAGCCCAAGAATTAGATGTGTCATTTGTTAGTTCTGGTGGTAACGTTATAGATGATGAATATATCGAATACCAAAACGATAATTATGTTAAAGAACCAAAATATATGGCAGAAATGGAAAAATCTATGTGGATATGGAAAGAACCAGAAGAGGGTCATAAATATATTATGGGTGTGGATGTATCTAGAGGAGATGGAAAAGATAGTTCCACTATAGTAATATTAGATTTTGATGGTTTAGAACAGGTTGCAGAATTTCAATATAAACTACCACCTGATTTATTAGCGGAAATAGTTTATAAGTATGGTAATCTTTATCAAGCATATACTGTTGTAGATATAACTGGTGGTATGGGGGTTTCTACAGTAATGAAACTTCTAGAAATGGGTTATAAATATCTTCATTATGATGACCCTAAAAGTAGAAGCTTAAGTGAAAAATACGCAAAAAGTGTATATAAACAAGGTGATAAGGTTCCAGGTTATAATGTAGGGAACACAAGGTTACAAATGGTTAGTGATTTAGAAGAGCATGTAAGAGAAAGTAAAACAATTATTAGATCAGTTAGATTGATTTCTGAATTAAAGACTTTTGTGTATAGAAATGGTAGGCCAGATCATATGGATGGGTATCATGATGATATAATTATGGCATTGGCAATGCCAATATTTATTGTACAAACAACATTTAAAAAATTAAAAGCCATAGAAAAACAAACAAAAGCAATGTTAGATAGTTGGGTTACTGTGTCTAGTGGTAATGAAACAGATAAAATAGATAAACCCCACGTTAACCCTTTTTATACTAATACCCCAACGTATCACCCAAAAGAGGCATCTAACGGAAATAATGATAAAGGTGAATTTAATTGGTTATTTGGGATTAGATAATATTTATTTTTAATAGATATTTATTATAATGGTAAAACAATATATAAGATAAGATGGCAAAAAAAACAATATTTCAACAGTTAGGAGACTTATTTGGTCCTGAGATAAGTCAGAAACAAAGTAAATCCAGATATTCATTAGGTAATGAAGAATTACTTAAAACACAATCTAAAGAAGAATACGATCATAAAAAGTTGCAAATGCAACAAAATAAATATCTTTCTGATATGTGGTCTAAGGTTGATAATGAGATATATCAGCACTCGATATATTATGAAACTACACGATTAGCTTCATATGCAGATTTTGAAGGGATGGAATTTTTCCCAGAGATAGCAGCGGCATTAGACATTTTTATGGAAGAATCTACAACTCAAAACGGGGAAGGTAGAATTTTAAACATATTTTCAGAAAGTAAAAGAGTTAAAAGAATATTACAAGACCTATTTTTTAATAGGTTAGATATACACACAAATTTACCTATGTGGGTAAGAAACACATGTAAATACGGTGACAATTTTTTATTTTTAAATATAGATGGTGAAGAAGGTATAACCAACGTAAAACAATTACCCAATATAGAAGTAAGTAGAAAAGAGAATGATGGGTTCGGTGAAAATTCTAGTCTTGAAACTGAGGATAAATTTAACCCAGTTAAATTTGTATGGAGTAATAAGGATATAGAATTTAATGCTTGGCAAATAGCACATTTTAGATTATTGGGTGATGATAGGAGATTACCTTATGGTACGTCAGTATTAGAAAAAGCGAGAAGAATTTGGAAACAATTACTTCTATCTGAAGATGCAATGTTAATATATAGAGTAACTAGGGCACCAGAAAGAAGGATATTTAAAATATTTGTTGGTAATATCGATGAGGCAGATGTTCCAGCATATATTAATAAAATTGCAGATAACTTTAAAAGAAGTCCAGTTATAGATCAAAAAACAGGTCAAATAGATACTAGATATAATCAAATGGCTCAAGATCAGGATTATTTTATACCTGTTAGAGACCCTAACGCCCCTAGCCCCATAGATACTCTTCCTGGTGCAACTAACTTATCAGAAATTGCAGATATACAATACCTACAGAAAAAATTGTTTACAGCTCTTAGAGTACCTAAACCATTTTTGGGTTTCGAGGAGGTGACTGGTGAAGGTAAAAATTTAGCACTACAAGATATTAGATTTTCAAGGACAATAAATAGAGTACAACAATCGATAATACAAGAATTAAATAAAATCGCAATTATTCATTTATATGTTTTAGGATTAGAAGATGAATTAGAAAACTTTACGTTGTCACTTAACAACCCTTCTACTCAAGCGGATATGTTAAAAACTGAACAAACTCAAATGAAGGTAACTCTTTATAAGGATGCAGTATCAGATGCAGGTAACGGTTTTGGTGCGTATTCTATGACTAGAGCTAAAAGAGATATTTTAGGGATGAGTGAAGAAGAAATAAGAAATGATTTAGAACAACAAAGAATGGAAAAAGCTGCATCTGCAGAAATGGAACAAACTTCTACTATAATTAAGAAGACTGGTATATTTGATAGGGTAGATACTTTATATGGTGAATTGGGTACAACACCAACTAACGCAGCTGGTGAAGAAGGTGGTGATGACATGTCCGGTGGAGATGAATCATTCGGTGGCGGGTCAGACTTTGGTGGTGGCGGGTCAGACTTTGGTGCTGAAATGGAAGGTGGTGCAACCGCAGAAGCGGGAGCTGAAGCTGGTGCAGCAGAAGCACCGGTAGAATCTACAAATAAGAAAGGTGATTTAATAGTAGAGGAAAATAAATCCAAACTAACTAATAAAACCAAAAAATATCAAAACATTTATTTAAAAAGATTAATTGAGAGTATAGATAACGATCAAAACATAATTAATGTGGATAATGGTGTAGAAAGCATAAATTCTAAGATCGAACAAATGTCAAAAGAGATAGATGGTTTAATACGAGACGAAGAAAAATAGACCTTTTTATAAAATCTTAATATTTATTAATAAAAAAAGTATGAATAACTTTGGAAAAATAAAAGATACCTTTAACTTAATTCTAACAGAATCTATCATTAAAAAAGATAGTAAAGGTAAAAAATTATTTATTAGTTACTTGAAAGAACTAAAAGAAAACAAATCATTAAAATCACAATTTTTACTATATAAGAATTTAAGTGATAAAAAATTTATTAATGAGTCTGATGCCAAATACTATATTAAAGAAAATATCGAACTATTAAAAAAATTAGATAAAAAAGAAATTAATAGTGGGTCAAAAAAATTAGTATCTTTATTAGAGGGTAAAGAATTAGTTAAAGAAAATATAGAATTATATAACCATATTAATGTATTAGTAGAAACTAAAAAAACAGCTTCCTCTATAGATAAAATTCAAGAGTCAATTAATTTCATCACAAGAAAGATGATGGAAGTAGATGAAGAAGAAGTTGAACAATATGAATCTCTAAATTTACCACCTAGTGTATTAACTAAATTGGCAATTAATAGATTTAATTTAAAATATTCAGATATTACAGAAAGTGAAAAAAAAATAATCAAATCAGTTTTAAACGGCACAGATGAAAACAAAGAAGATGTGTACGTAAACCTTAAAAAAGAATGTATTGATTTAATCGATAGTAAATTAAATGAAAATACTGATTTGGATATGAAAGATAAGTTACTCAGAGTAAAAGACAAACTATTGAGTATGGCTTATAATCCAGATGAATATGTTGGTGACATCGATAAGGTTTACCAACTTAAACAATCAGTGGCCACTGATTAGAACCAATAACAATTATATAAAAACGTGATTATGAAACAATTAATTTTAATGTTTGCGCTATTTGTTTGTTCTTTTGCAGGTTTTTCTCAAGAAAAGGGATCAACTCAATTAAGTACTTTATCAATATCTTCAACAGAAAATGTTATTAATGTTTCCTCTCCTAGTATTACTCATTTTTTCTTTGAAAATGTGGGAATTACTTTAGGTATGGCAAACTTTGATGATATCAATGTTGGTGCGAGGTATTATGTTAAAGATAACAATTTTGCATTCGCTGGTTATGGTACCAGTTCAGAATCTTTTGATTTAGGTCTAGGTAAGACCTATAAATGGAAAGATCATGTAAACATAGAACCAAGATTAACCCTTTCGGATGTTTTAAACGATGAAAGAAATCTAGGTCTAAGTATACATTTAAACTTAGTATTTTAACCAATAACAAAAATTAAAAAACAAAATTATGGAAAAGATATTTGGAAGTATCAAAACATTTTTCTCTGGAGTTACGGATCTCTTAATGACATTCTTAACTGTAGGTATCTTAGTACAAGTACTCTTCGGTGAAGCAGTATTTGGAATGGATGTAGTAGGTAATGTTACCGCTCTAATTGAATCTTTAGGAAACTCAGGATTCGTTGGACTGTTAGCAGTTGTCTTACTAGTGAAATTGTTAGATAAAAAATAGGTATATTTCAAAATAAACCAATGAGATTAAACCCACCCAATAAGGTGGGTTTTTTCGTGGTTGACAAACCTATATATATTTAGTATATTTTAATCATAAATAACATAAAAATAAAATATTATGAATGAAAAAAAGAGGAAAAGAAATAACTTTAGATGTAGATTCAAGTTATAAAGTAAGATTAGGTACGGTTGACAATAAAAACCCAAAGAGTATATACATTAGTTTATGTGCTTGGGGTGAGCCAATGAAAGAAACAGAAAATATAAATTATAATAGCGTAATAAGTAATTTAAGAAAACAAATAAAACATAATATAAATTCTACTATAGATGTAAATGACTTTCACACCGATAAATATATTGTAGATTTAGATATGAGATCTTCAGGTATAAGTGATGGTAAAAGAAGTTTTATGTCATGTGAAATAACACTATTTCAAAAAAACAATATATCAGTTACTAAACCAAAGATGATAAACACCGCAACTGACATCGTAAAAAATGTGATAGGTAGTTGTTTAGAAAAGCAAGAACATTTTACTTTTTATAAAACTAAAAAATAAAGTTTTTCTTAACATAGATATATTTATTAGTAAAGTATGTCACTATGTTAGAAATATTAAAGAGTAATGAAGTAAATAAAAAAGGTATTCTTGTAGAATACGATTCAGGATACATCTCTCCAAAAGATAATAAACATTTTATTAATGAGGTAAATAAATTAACCAAGGGTGGAACAATAGTTGAAACTCCTTTGGTTGTTTATGCTGTAATGCAGAAATATGGTGTTGAGAATAAGAACGAAAGGATATACCCTGAAAATATTTTAAGAAGAGAAGCAGAAAACTACCTTAAACTAATTAACGAAAGAAGAGCAATGGGTGAGGCAGATCACCCGGAGAGTTCAATAGTATCGATAAGTAGGATTTCACATAATGTCACAGAATTATGGTGGGAGGGAAATGTCCTAATGGGGAAATTAGAAATTATAATGTCACCAGGATTTGTCAACCAAGGGATTATTTCTTGTGAAGGAGATTTAGTTGCTAATTTACTACGTAATAATTTAAAGATGGGTGTATCTTCTAGAGGTGTAGGTTCCCTGGAGAAGGAGCATGGTAAAAATATAGTTCAAGATGACTTTGAATTAATATGTTGGGATGTGGTAACATCACCGTCAACTCCCGGTTCTTGGATATATAATAGAGAACCAAGTAAGGAAGAACAAATGGCAGAATCTAAAGATAATTCTGATAAGAATTTACTTATTGGTTCTTTAGATGATTTTTTATGTGACTAAAATACCACAAAAATCATACTTTTCTAATTTTCTATATATTTATTAAAAAACATGGTACATTAGTGCCAAAATAAAATATTCTAATAATATAAAATAAACAAAAAGAATTAAATGGCTACAAAAAGAAAATCAATCATCGAAGAGGCTTTGCTAGAAGCTAAGTCTTTAGAGGATGCCTTAAAAGCCAATACGAAAGAAATACTTGCCACTCATATGAAGCAAGAAATTGAGAGTATCGTAGAGTCGTCTCTGAAAGAAGAAGACGAAGAATTTGAAATCGATATAGAAGGGTCCGATGAAAATGAGGATGGAATGTCAGTTGACGATGTTGTCACTGGAGATGATTCTGAAGAACTAATTAATTTAGATGCAGTTACTGCAGATGAAGAAGGTGACGCAGAATTGGAATTAGATCTTGATCTTGATTTACCTGATGACGGTGAAGAGTCAGATATTGATGTTTTGGAATTACCTATGGATTTATTAGGTGGTGATGAAATAGATTTAACTGGTGCACCCGATGATGAAGTACTTAAAGTTTTCAAAGCAATGAGCGATGATGACGAAGTAGAAGTAATCAAAGATGAAGGTGGAATTCACTTAACAGATAACGAAACAGGTGCTGAGTATTACATTAAGGAAAGTATGGAAGAACTGGATGGAATGGCAGAAGGTTGTGATGACTCTTTGGAAGAAGGTTGTGAAGAATTGGAAGAAGAAACCATTTATGAAATCGAAATGGATGGAGATCAAGGATACGATGATAAAGAAGATGAATCTTTAGGTATGAGGACCGGTAAGGAACTTGAAGAAGAAGAATCATATTCAGATCGTAGAGAAGATTCTTACGGAAAATGGGGGGATCGTGACGATGAATCTTTGGAAGAAGATCATACACTTGCTAGGACTAAAGGATACCAAAGAAAAGGTGGGCATAGAAATAGGCAAGAAGAATCTCGTAAACCACGTAAACCAATCTCTGAAAGGAGAAATTCACGTAAACCAATCTCTGAAAGGAGAAAAACACCTAAGAATGTAAGCAAAGTAGCTGACTCTAAAATAATGAAAGAATACAAAGAACTTAAGAGTAAAAATGAAGAATACAAAGGAGCTCTTAACGTATTCAAAGATAAACTTAATGAAGTTGCTTTATTCAATACAAATTTAGCATACGTAAATAGATTGTTTACTGAACACTCTACCACTAAAAAAGAAAAAATGAGCATCTTAAAGAGGTTCGATGAAGCTGATAGTGTTAAAGGTTCTAAATCTATTTATAAAACTATTAAATCAGAATTGGATCGTAAATCACCAATTACTGAATCAGTAGAGAAGAAAGTAAACAGAACTGTTAAGTCATCGGCTTCAGATTTAAACGAATCTACAGCATATGTAGATCCACAAATCGTAGCGATTAAAGATTTAATGAAAAGGATATCATAATAATAATAATATAAATTAAAACTCAAAAAAAAATGGGACATTTATTAAACTCAGGTGAAGTCGGAAATATCGGACTTGAACACTTGAAACAAATAAGATCTAAAACTATTTCGAAGTGGAACAAAATTGGTTTCCTAGAAGGTTTAAAAGGTCACGTAAGAGAGAACATTGCTCAGTTATATGAAAACCAAGCATCGGCTCTTTTAAACGAATCTACGAGTTCAAACTCATCAGGTTCATTCGAAACAGTTGTTTTTCCAATTGTAAGGAGAGTATTCTCAAAATTATTGGCAAATGATATCGTATCGGTACAAGCGATGAACATGCCAATTGGAAAATTATTTTTCTTTGTACCAAAAACAACTGGTAGAAATCACGCTCCTTTAAACGGGCCAGCT